ACGGCCTGTCGTTGTCTATTCTCGCTTCAAGTTTGTATACTTTTTCGGAAAGATCTGCAATCTTGCCGCTGTTGATATCCGCGATGCTCTTCTGCTCGCGGTAAAGCTTCTCCCATTCGGCGGCAAGCTTGCTCTCATTGTCGATGATCATCGTCTTTTTTCGCTGGGAGTAAAACAACACGCCACCGCCAGCTCCGACAATCAAACCGAATATCGCTATCAAAAAATCGACAAACCCCTGAAACATGACATTTTTTTTTAATAAAAAAACTGAGTTCTGAAAAACACGCGGCAAACGTCGTCAATCTTCGATTTCTCGGGATATTCAGCCTTCAATGCTTTCAGCAACAGGGCGCAGTCGCTTTTAAGACGCTCCTCCTCCTTCACATGGTCGCCGTAGTCAAAACGCTTTTTCTCGCCTCCAGTACGGGTTCCGAATTCCACGTCCTGACAGTAACAGAGGAACGTAAGCGCGTTCCATGTCTTGCTGATAACGTTGTCAGCGTCCGCTTCTGCAATATCGTCGTCAGTGACGTAGTGCAAAAGATAGGCATCTTTCACCGTTGAGGCGCAACGCGTGACGATTCTGTCGTCCGCGTTCGCGCTCATACGGTATCCCGAATCCCTGATTGTTATTTTGCTCGGTGTCTCCATCTTTCAATTACGCTTCTTCGAGCATTGCAAGGAAATTGTCAGCAACGGAAATGCCGCCGCCGATCCAGATCTCGGTCAAATACTCCTTCTTGTTGTAGGCGAGGTTGAAGTCTTCGAACTGGTCCGGGCGACGGTCGCCGACAATCTTGTAGTCGTCGGGACGCAGGAACCAGATGCCTGAGAACGTTCCGCTCGTTGGAGTGTACACCGACTTGTTGAAAACGATTTCAACAACGCCGAGCTCGTCAAGGATGTCGTCGTGAGTGACACGGCGGTTATACGTCTGGGCAAGCCCCTTCTTGATGGAGAGGTACTTGCGCGGAGACATAACCGCAATCGCGCCGGAAGAATCCTCCATGTAACCCATTGCGTCCATGATGCCGTCGGCGAATGCGACCTCTTTCGGCTTGTTGAATGATTCGGAACCCAACAGGATGTAGTTCTCGATGGTGGCAAGCAGACGGTCGGTCAATTCGCGCGCAATGTATCGAAGCAACACATCACCAGCGTCGCGGCTTTCACGCTCAACCTCCTTGTCGATGGTGATGTACTTGTAAACGTAAGCGGGGCGGATTTCGATTTTGTCGAATTCGAGCTCCTGCTCGGTCTTCTGGGTGCCGCGCGTGTGGGTGTGCGCCATGTCGTTTTTCGTCTCGTATAAAGCTTTGAAGCACGGCAGGCCTGTCCAGTCGACAAGCTCGAGCAGTCTGTGACGTTTGCCGACGAACTGGTCTTTGATTTCGTTCACCACAAAAGCTGGCACGAAATCCTCGATGTTCCCCTCGGCAATGCCGTTGGTGATGTACTTCTTGGACAATTCCGCAAATTTCTCCTTGAAATCCTTGCCTTCTGCCGAATTTTTAACGACTTCAAGGAATTCCTGCGCGTACTTCTTTGAATTGGTGATTTTGCGGACATCGTTCGCGATGCGGTTAGTGGTCTTGACCTTGTTTTCAAGGGCGTCAACCTTCGCGATGACTTCACGCATCTGAGAAAGCATTTCGGCGCTTTTGTCGTCGTCGCCTTCTGCGGCTGCGTCTCTCAGCGATTCCAACTCAGTGATGAGGCCTCTGAATTGCTCGATGCGTCCTTCAATCTCGGCACGCGCGTCCTCGCTGATTTGATTAGCCGCCAAATTTCTTTCCATTCCTGAAACGGTGTTTTTCAGGAATGTGATTCTTTTTTCAAAATCAATCTTTTTCATTTTTTTCGGTTTTAGTTTATATTTTTTTTTCGTTGATTGCAAGCCGTTGGCGGGTTACGCATCCGACATCGTGATTCAGTAGGTTATACCATCATCATGAAATCGTCGGCGTTCTGCAATATCTCATTGACTACAGGTTCTTTTTCCTCTTCAACTGGCGTTTCGTCATCTCTTCGGCTGAATCCCTTGAACACGGTGTTGGAAGCCTCGAATTTCGCGGACACATCGCCAGGGAGTTCCACGAGAGCCACGCTTACCAACGAAAAATCTTTCACGTGGAGCGTGTCCGTATTCTCTTCATAGAATCCATTAACAACAGGTCCGTAGTTGCTGAACGCCTGCAATACACCGTCCTTGACGGCATTTTTAATCCAATTATAGGCATAAACCCACCGAGGCACAAATCCGACAATCTCAACGCCTTTGTCTGTCTTTGTCAAGCTCTTGACCTTTCCTGCTACGTGTTGGAAGTCAGAGTCGTTGTGCTTGATGTTCATCGGAACGTTCAGACGATTTTTCGCGAGATACGAATCGACGAATTTGTCATAACTCGCCGCATCGAAGTTATACCCGTTCGCATTTCTCACCCCGAACTCCGTTAACTGTCCTCTTACCTCGAAGCCCAGCTCATTGCCTTTGTCGTCGGTGATGATTTTGATTTTCTCGTCTCCGTCCTCGAAAGATTCAATGGAAATGAAATTTTTCACATATACTGTCTTTTTAAATTCTTTCTTTTCCATATTACAAATTTTCTATCAATGATTCAATACGTTTGTTGATTTCCTCTGCTTTTTCAGGCATCTCCGACCTTAATTCGCGCCACATTGCAATCTCCTCCCTCACTTTCTCCTTCTCTTTCTGCTGAGCCTCCTGCAATGCAGGAACACCGACGATGTCAAACCAGAACTCGTTTGCGAAAACATACTTTACATCACGTTCGTCAGTCAGCACGATAGCCTCGTAGCATCTTTTTGCTATCTCCGTGAAAACCTGCGCCCACGAGCTCACCGTGTTTCCGTACATGTCAAGCTCCGCCTCGTTGCGGTTGACGTACTTTGCGGAATCAAAAAAAGCGTGAAGCTCTTTTGGCACGTTCATGTATTGCAGGATTTCAGCCAACGCAGCCTTGCGCTTCTCGTTCAACTCAAGTTCTTTTATCGGCAGCGTTATAGGCTGAAACTTTACAGGCGTTTTTGTGATGAGCAACGCCCACCGCCCGAACCTGATGCCGTACTTTTTCCGATAGTCGTCTTGTATTTCCTTGACTTGTTCTTCGTCAAGATACCCGTCCGTTCTGGCGCTATTCTCTGGCGACAGAATACCCATAGCGCCGTAGTTCATTATCAGGTTAAGGTCGGAATCGTTCACCGTGTTCAGCATATCGATGTGAGGCGACAGCACCTGAGCGCGCGTCAATCCTGTGGAGCGGTATACTTCGTCCAGCATAACCACCATGCAATCCTCTTTATATCTTCTTTCCCGTATGTCTTGCTCTCTCTCTCCGCAATCCTCAGGAAACCGAGGATTGAATTGGTCGCTAACGTCTATTTCCACGAATCCGTTGTAGAAGAATTTAAGCAGAATAGAAAACGCGTTTTTTCTCAGGAACTCAAACAAGGCATCGGTAGCCTGATAATGGACCTCACAATCGAACACGACGTTTTTCATTCTGTTTGAAATCATCATCAAAACAGACTGAACGTCAGCTTTTGCAAACGGGCGACAAACCCTTTCTCCACTGACAAAATGGTCTATACCGTAGAACACTGGCGCGTGTCTTCGTGGGTTGTAAAACGATATGTTCCAGCCGAATAATCTCATAACACATTTTAACGCTGCAAAAATACAAAATTATTTTTCAAAAACAAACAATTTTTGTTTTTTCTCGTTTTTCGCGCCACACAACCGCCGTTCGGCTCGATATTGTCGCCGCTGGCGCTTGTGTTTCCTTCGATGGTTACAAACGTTTTACCACTGTCTCCGACGCTCTCCACGATACCAATGTGGTATGGTTTCAATCCGTCAAGGTACAGAACAAAGTCGCCGACAGACGGCGTGCAGCTTGTACGGCCTTGTGCCTTGTATGCGCTCATCCAAGCGTGACATCCGGCAAAGTACGTCAGCGGCTTTCCGCCGTTCACCACATCCGCAACCCATTGCCGCGCCTCCTCGTCAACCTTCATCGTTCCGACCGGCACGCTGCAATCCTGACGCCCTGCCTTCATCTCGTACAGCACCGCCAACACGAACATCGCGCACCAGCTATAACCGTCCTTCACTCGTCTGTCCTTGCCGAAAATCACAATATCAGCAAGCCTTCCGAACCTGCTCCAGTTTGCACGGCCTGCTCCCTGCGTCATTTTCTCGTAATAATCATAACATTGCAACCCCTTTTCGAGGTATCCGACCCACGCCGCCGCGTTCGCCTTCATTGTGTCTATTTCTCTTGTTGTCATATTTTCAATCTTTCAAAAGCCATAACCACATTGTCAATCAGGTCGTCGTGTTCGCCAGCAGGGAACTGGTCAGCCTGCACCAGTAACTCGCGCACTACTTCCATATCAACGGCGGCAAAGATACGAAAATAATTTTTTATATTATCCATCTGCAACCAAGCGCGGCTGTATTTATCTGAGGTAGTGGCAAAGCCTACTATGTTTTTCGCGCCAGCCTTGCGCGTCTTGTTCAAAACATCGGATCCGACGCCGTTGGTTTCCACCCATGCAACGTTGTATTGCCGCTCTTTCAACCACGCCGCAGCCTCTTCCGGTGTTGCACGCTTTTTGGCGAACATGTCAACAAGATACACAAAGCCAGCCACACGGACATATATGCCTATAACGAACCAGTCATTGCCGTAATCCGTCGACGGGTCTACTACTGCAATCGGCTTGCCATCTGGAATGGTAGACACTATTTCAGGCTTCCAATCTTCAAACATACGTATGCGCCCTGTCTCTGTCGGTGCCTGCATATATTGAGCGTTCCACACCGCGTCGGACACGCGCGACCGCTCTAACTCTAACTCTTCCGTTGTTTTCCACGCCTCGCAGCAGCTCTTGCCGTCTATCATTGCGGGCAACACGTAGGATTCTGCATCAGGCCACATGCTGAACCAGTCGTTGACTGTCCACCGAGTTCCGACGTTAAGAATCTTGCGCATACCTTCCAGACGGCCAAGCAGTACGGATTCTTTGAACACTTGCAGCTGGCGGGAGTAGGCCGCCGAGGTGGCCTCCAACATGTTCTTGGCGGTGTCGTCAACGATAGCAATGTCAAAACCGAAGCCTGTGATGCCGCCAGCAATGCCGCAGCCTGCGTGCGTGTCCTCCGGAACTCCTATTATTTTCCACCGCGCCCGTGTGCCTTTTGTCGCTTTTCTTTTGAATTTTGGATAATAAAAATCTTCAACATTGTCGCGCACCTGCTCGCTGAAACTCTCTGCCAAGTCAGCAGCGTATGAGGCGCGGAGTATCCGATAACGTGGTGACACTTTCGTCAGCAGCCACGTTGACAATGACGTGGATAGAAGCGATTTACCAAATCGCGTTGGCATTGAAAGATTAAACACGTCACCCTCTTTGCCGTTCAGCACAAAAGCCTGAATACGCCGCGCAGCCTCCAACAGCATGGGACGGTCTTCCGCTATTTCGGGGTGAATTTCCGAAAAGTAGTCGGCAAAATCAACGGATGGTTCTCTTTTTTCTTTCATTCTCTATGACCTGCTCGGCAAATTCAACTGGTGTCATGTTGTAGTTTTCAGTCTCCACCCTTTCAACGTATCCACGCTCTTTACCGATAGTCTTTAGCGTGAAGATGATCGCGGTGATGTCGCCTTTTAACACTTTGCTGCGCAGCCCGTCCTCGGCATCATCAACAATAGACTGCCGCGCCGCTTCTTTGACTTTGTCGGCCTCTGCTGAAAATTCAGTGTCCTCGCTTTTCCATCTATAATATGTCATCCTGGATATACCAGTACTTTCACATGTTTTCGTGACGTTCCCGACGTGTTCAAATAGTTTGCTCAAAAACTCTTTTTTTAAAGGTGTAATATTTGTAACATTCACGCCCTCTTCATCCATCTTGCCGTCTCCGTCAAATTCTTGTTGTCGCTTTGGTTTCATTGTTTCAACTTTTTCGGCAAAAATACATTTTTTTTTGACAATCCGCACAAATAACCTGAAACGGTTACAATTTGTCACCGTTTCAAGTTATTAATTTTAGTATAATTCCAACTGTTTAATTTTCAGCGTGTTAAGGTCAAAATTATTCGATTATTATAAAAATCGAAATTTTTTCCAACTTTCTTTCATTTTTTTAACCACGTATAACATATAAATATATATAATAATTATAATAATTATAATAATAATAATATAACTGACTGAAACACAGTATGAAAAAATTATCGGATTCACTGAGGCAAATCCGATAATTATAATAATTTTTCTACTCTAAAACGCGGTTATGGTGTAATTTTAAACGGAAGCGCGGAATCGTTGAGTCTTCGTAGCATCTCGTGGAACGCTGGCGACATTGGGCGTAGTTCGGTCACCCGCTCCCGCTCCCGCTCCCGCTCCCGCTCCCGCTCCCGCTCCAACTCTTGTGAAACCTCGGTCGTCACCATGAAGCCGCCGCCAAACGGAGCCTCGTGCTGCGCGATTGGCGCGCACTGGCTTTCGCTGATGGCAATATTGCGGCCAATGCTCACAAACTTTTTGAGCAGCGCACCGCTGACGACCTCGTGAGGGTAGACGAGTTTCTTCTTCTCCTTGTTCGGCTGTTTGCAGGCGATGCGAAGCGCGGCCTCCAATTCGCCAGCCAGCACGATACGCTCACCGTTCGGGCGGACGTTGGTGACGAAAGCTATAATCACCTGCGCGCCGTTCTCGAAGGTCACGCCATTTTTGACGATATGAAACGCGACTTGCGGGATATTTGAAAGATTCATGCAGGTCAAGCCATCACAGAAGAGGAAGAAGTCAATTCCGTTGCGGATGTAGAAGCGCACGATCTGAGCCGTGATGGAGAACGGAGGGTTGTCAACCACGATGCAGTCCTGCGGGTACTCGTGCCTCTCGTAGTCGCCTCCTGGCCAGAATGGACGCACTACCTCGCGGCCTTCCAGCGCGGTGACTTTTCTGTTAACGTAGTCAAGTACCGCATCATAGACGGCTGGCGGCGTGTAGCAGTCGTCGGTGGTCTTTTTCGGCTTAAATTTCTCGCAGAAACCGTCGTAATCTGTAAACGAAAGCTGTCGGCTCATTGCTCCACCTCTTTTTTTTGAATTTAATTTTATCATAATCCTAAAATTTTGGTAAATGTTTCGATGTCGTGGCAGAAGAATACTGTCTCGGGGTGCCGCACCGCCCATGTCAGCTGCTCAGGCCGGACGTGGGCGGCGGCGGAGCGTTTGAACTCCACCATAATAAAACGACAGCCCTTGAGGAACGAGTAGTCGGGGATTCCCTTGTTTCCGTTGTTCTCGTTCTTCCAAGCGTCCCAGCCGTGCCGCCGCGCCAGCTGCACGCACTGTCTTTCTATTTCGCGTTCTTCGTGTCTCATTACTCGCCTCCTCCCTTAATACCGCACAGCGGTTTTAGTTTATCGATGAGCGGTCGGAAGCAGTGCAGAAACTCGTCGCGCAGGTCGGCGGATTTAAAGTACAGTATTGTAGAGTCCTTTGCAACCGTGTCGCTAAATATTTCACCTCCGCAAAACACAATGGCATGTTTGTCTTGTCTGTAATCTTTCCAGTCCGGCACCCAGTCGCCGTTGTAGCAGTCGCGCAGCTGGATAAGCTGACACAGCGCGAGGATGGCCTCGGCGGTGGCATGGTCTGGAAGATTATTTGCATCAATAATGTAGAATCTTGTATTTGTTCGTCCTCTTTTTAATGAGTTCACGACCTCACTTGCTGATGTGACATAATATTCTTTTTCTGTTACAGGAAACATCTTGCAGAATTCCTCCCACGATTTCGGCAGTTCCCGCTCTTTTTCTCGAAACGTGACGACGGCCACGCCGTCCACGATTTCAACTTTTTCGATTTCGCACCCTTCCGGCGCGGTGATTTTTCTCTCTTTTTCCATAATCTTGTTAATTTTTTGTTTATTTTTCGGTGAAAAATTCCAACGTCTTTGTGCATACCGCATCGAAGAGGCGGGCGAATGTCGCCTGCGCCTCCTGCATATCTGGTAATTTTCCGTCGTTGAGCAGACCGCATTCGAGCAGCGTGTCAACCATTCCGAGGGCGTAGCGCGCCTCGGCATAACGCTGTTTCTTGCCGGTAATCCACTCATGACACCGCGTGCAGCAATCAACGAGGCCTGAGGCCGTGGCTATGTGCATGGCGCGGTCGATGTCCTGATATCGCACTTTTTGAACGAGCGCGGCGCGGATTTCATGGCGCAGGCGGTCGAGTTCGGTATTGCATGCCGCTACGGCCTCCTCTATTCTGTCCTCGTAGCTGTCTGCGCGTTCACCTCCACAGCCTCGCCGAATCTCCATCATCCTCTTTCTGATTATCTCCTGCACGTCGTAACAGTATGATTTTGCGAGACCGTTGGATCTCAGTTCCGGAAGCCGCGACAATGCAAACGTCTCCATTCCGGCGAAGCGCAGAGTGACGTCCTCCAAGATGATGAGCAGGTTGCACTGATCGGGAGTGAGCTTCTTCGCGCCAGCGATGGTGGTAATCGGTTTCGTGACGTGATTCATTTTGTTGCGGCCTCCACCCGCTTGTTTGTTTTGTCCTTTTTCCTTAGGGCGAGCAACACACCCTCGTCCACCGTGTCCTTTGCTACAAGGTAATACACCTGCACTGGCTTTGTCTGTCCTGTTCTGTGCAGTCTGGCGTTTGCCTGCGCAAAATACTCGTAGTTGTAAGTAAGCTCAAGCCAAAACACGATATGACCGCCGTGCTGCAAATTCAAGCCGTGGCCAGCGCTGGCTGGATTGGCGACCAGCACATCAATGTCTCCATTGTTCCAGTCTATCAACCATTGGTTAGACGACCCTTTGACGCTGGCGAACCTCAACCCCGCCTTCTTGAGTTCCTCCCCAAGCCAGATGGCTGTCTCGCGGTATTGGTAGAATAGAAGCACCGATTCGCCCTCCGCCGCCGCCGTGCGGCAGAACTCCACCGCCGCGGCAATCTTGGAGCCGCCGCCATTGATGCGCAGCACTCCTTCTGGGCTGATTTCTTTTTCGTTGTCATAGACGAAGCCGCTGCAAAGGGTTTGAATCTTTGCAAACCGCGCCTTTTCATCGATGGTGAAGTCCTCAGGATGGTCGGGGAGCTCGAAATGAAGCGTTGCAACGAGCTCGTCGTATGCCTTCCTTTCCTCTTTGCCCAGCTCCACGGCCATCATCTCTTCCATCATCTTTGGCAATTGTAGATAGTCGTCTGTTGTCAATGTCAGTATATTGTCTGCATATTCCGCTATCATCGCCTCTGGCGTGGAACCTAAACGAGGCACCCATTTAGGGAACGCCACGGCGCGCCCTTGATTGACATTCACAAACCACCGACCTCGCCACGCGTAGAAGTCGCGCTCGTCCATGCTTGCAATGCCAAGCGAGGCGAGTTGTGCGTACACGTCCAGCATACCGTTTGGCGCGAATGTTCCTGTGAGCCCGATGCGGCGGTCGGCGTAGATTTTCATTATTGACTTTGTGCGCTGGCTCTTCATGTTTTTGAAGCTCGTTAATTCATCGATGACGAGGATGTCGAATGTCATATCCTCGAAAAGTTTGACATTATCACGGCTCACAATGTGGATTGGCGCACTGCTTTGCGCGTCCTGTTTGTTTTTCGCCGTAACCAGCTGCATGTTGGCGAGCAGCTTCCAGAGCTCCCATTTCTCTGCCTCCTGCATCCACACGGTCTCGGCTACTCTCTTCGGGGCTACGATGAGCGTTGTTGCGTTCGGGTATAGGCGGCGGGTGTAGTCTAAGAAGTGCAGAACCGCGGCTGTCTTGCCCAGCCCCATGCCCACCGACAGACAGACGTTCGGATGCTTGCAAAGCATATCGGCAATCCTCTTTTGATAAGGTCTTAATTCCATAATCAAAGAATTTGATTTTTTTTATTGTTGAATTCCGAAACCAAAAGATGTATTAAAAATCCCTCTTCCTCATACAGTTCCGCCCTTTTTCTTGCATAATGTTCGCGTATTTCGTCTACATTTTTTCTCATGAAATCCATTATTTCGTTTCTGTTTGCGATTTTGTTAAAACCAAGACGAATATCGCTTGTTTTTCTTTCTTTGAATGTAGGTTCTATATTCATAATTGTTTGATTTTTAACTGATTGTTAATAAGGTAATTCAATTTCGTCGTCTTGCGCGTAATCTACCGCATTCGTTTCGTTTATTTCCTTGAGGTATCCTTCAAGTGCGTTCTTGAGGTCTTTGACGTTGTAATACCTCCTGTTGCCGCTGAAACGGGGCTCCCCGAACGCGCGCACGACAGCCTCCTTGACAATGCTTGGTTGTTTGCGGACGTCGAAAGAGGCCGTGATGAAGTTGGAGAAGAAACGCGGGAAACTCACCTGGTATCGGTTGACGCTCACGGCCTGCATACCGCTTGCCAATGCCGCCTGCACGCGCTGGTTGCACTCCGCCTCGTAGCGTTCCAACTCAGACAGGAAATCGGGAGATGTGAACGCGCTCACGAGGTCGTCGATGGTGACGCCGACCTCCCCTTTGACCTTAGGCATGGTTTCTCGGTACCATTTGGCCGTGTCGGGCTCCTCTGGCGCGTTGACAATGTAGTCGCGCCACAGCTCAACGAGACGATCGTAGTCGGTCTGCTCGGGACGCTTCATCTCGATGGCGAATATCCTACGCTCGCTCTCGTCAGCCACGATGGTCGATATGTCGTCGTTGCTGGTGAAGATGTAATTGCGCCAGCAGGGCACGTCAAAACGCTCGCCGTTCTTTACCTCAACCTGGCACGAATCCGACGTAAGTGCTGCCTTGAATTTTCCGTAATACTTTGCCGTCGATTTTCCTCCTGTGAACGCCTCATCCATCACCACGCAGGCGTAGCGTGTGCCCTTCGGGCGGGCAAAACGCTCAAATTGAAGCTCGGTCGGTATATCGGACATGATTTGAGCTCGTTGGATGTCACGCCACGTTACAAGGCCATTGAGAACACCCGCCACGATGCGCGCGACTGTGGTCTTGCCCGTCATCTTCTCCGCGCTCCACATATAGAGAGACCTGCACAATGCGGGGTCGGGGTCGTCTTTGCGTGCCTGACACACAAAGTATCTCAAAGATTCCATATCAGTGTAAGAAAAGCGGTAAATCCGTTCGATTTCCGTATTCGCGGACAAATACGCATCTTTGGATTTTTCGCCCGAAAAAACCGCGTTTCTGCGCTTTTTGACTTCCATCTTCTCAAAGAACCTGATCCACATCCCGTCGGCGGCAGCTCTCATCTTCTTGACCGCCTCTGCGGCGGAGCAAATGGAATTGGCGCGCTTGTAAACAATTCGCGCCAGCGGGAAGTCACGCTGCGTGTCCTTGCTGGCAAGGTACTTGTCTCCAGCTACGGTGTGCCACGCCATAGAATATGAATCTGAAAGCTCGTCGGCCGTGGCGAAGTCTAATCCAGAAAGCAGCGGCTCCACATCGGGCGGCATCTGCCTGAGCAGGTCGGCCACCAGCGCGCACGGCTTCACGGAAGTGCTTGACGTGTCTCCGTATTTGTCATTGTAGTTCATAGGGCTCTTTGTTGTTGATTATCAATTGTTCCGTTACGTCCCATATATCGCAACCGTCCGGCAGGTGGTGACGCGTTTTCAGCGGCGCGATGTCGATGCTCCGCCAGCCGTAGGCTTCGGCCGTGCGCCGCCAGTTCCAATACTGGCCGTCGTCGGGGATAAGCGTCACGTCGCGCCCCATCAGCGGCATCAGGTCAATTGCGCCTTTGAGCATCTGAGAGCCGCCGCAGGCCAGCCAAATGCGCTCCTTCTTCGGCTTGCTATCAGTAGCGGCCATCATGACGGCTGTTTTCTCGGCCTCCACAACGTAAACGCTGGCGTTAGGGTATCGTTGAAGCAGGTGCTGGCCGAACAGGCACTGTTTCAGTTCCTTTCCAGCCGTGTACTGACGCATTGCAGGCGACTTGTGAAGCCACCACACTGGAAGTCCGCCATCCTCGGTTTTAACTCTATGGCCGTCTTTGCCATAGAGGATGGCCTTTGCCGTGCGCACGTGCTCGCCGTCGTATTGCGGGTATATACATTCGCCGTGCGCTCCTTGCATAATATCATACGCCTGCATTACATCATCCAATTTCACGGCATTCACAATCCACTTGTAAGCCTCGAACAGTGTATTACCGTTACTGTTAATGCTTTGCGGAAGAATTTCGCGCGGTATCAATATCGGTTCTTTAGGCGGATCTGGTGTGTAATCTCGGTCGCTGTCAACCTTGACCTCTCCGCCAGGATAACGGAAGTATCCGCACGACTGCTCGCGGTCGCAGCGTCCGTATTCAGGGCCCGCCTTTACGGCAGGATCGGCGGTCAGGACAAACGGAACAAACCTCATCTTGCCGCATTGCGGGCAGCGTTCTTTCTTGCCGCCTTTGCGCAAACTCCATTTATATTGTCCGCTCATTTGTCTCCTCCTTCCTGTTTCTCAATATCCGTGATTTCGATTTCAATCCCGAAATCGTCAGCAAGTATCTGTTTCAGCTCCAAAAAAGTCGCAACCTGCATGGTGCGGGTTCCTTTAACCCACGCTGCCACCTGCTGCCAGCTCCAACCGCCAGCCTTAGCCACGGCGTAAAGCGTCACGCCGTGGCTCTTGAGTTTATCGTACAACTTTGTCATGGCGGCGGGTATTAGTATGGAAGATTGTCACTGTTGTCATCGCCGAACATCGGAGGCATATCGCCGTTAGGCTTCGGAGGTTGCGGTTTAGGCGGCACGACAGGAGCGTCTACTCCTGTCATCGCCGTGAATGGGTTAGTGACCGCCTCACGGAACTGAATGGCGTCCACCCAATAGCCGCGAGGTGCCTTGGGGTTGTTCGGATCGGCTGCTATTTCGTTGTATTGGATTGATGCTTCAAACCTTTTGCCGTCCAAGTAGGCGTTGCCTGGACGCGGAACAGCCTGAGCGGCCTCGTCGAACCAGCGGCATCGGCCTCCGATTTTGAACGTAACCCTGACACGCTGGTTTCCGTTTCCGTCTGTGTATGGTCTGCCGTGTGCGGCAAACTGCGCGGCCTCTTTGCTTGCAGCGTCAAAGGTTGCGGTGAAGGCGATCTGGTCGTCGTCGCCTTTGATTTTCCAGTTTTCGCGGCTTACGCGCTCGTTGTATATGCGAACGTCAAACCACCCTGTGATTTCTTTGATTACTTGTAAATTTCCCATTTTCTTAACGATTTTGATTATTGTTGTATTGATTGACTATTTCGCGGAAGCTGTTGTCAAGCCGTTGCACACATTCAAGATAAACACCCCTGATTCCGTGGTCGTCGGAGAGAGACAAGTCAGGTGTCTCCACCTCGACGGAAAGTCGCACGCTCTCGTAAGGGCGTAGCTGATATACACGCTCCGCCGACACTTTGATTACTCTGCTACTCATCGCCGCCCTCCTTTTTTTCTTTCACTGTGTCGGAAACAAGGTTGTCGGCCTTTTCAACAGGGCCGCCGCCAAATATCGCATCCAATGCGCGCTCCATCGGCGCGGCCACGTGGCTATTTCCGCTCTCCCGCTCTTCGGCGAAGAGCCTGCGGGCTTTCTCTACGAACTCGGACTCTAACTCGGCCGTGTGGCGTTTATTACTGAATATTTCGGTCGCGTGGTTCATTCTGTCTCCGTAACTCACGCTTACGAAGTATTCTTGTTTGTCTGCATAGGTGTCCGCTATTATATGCACGTTGAGGTATCCTTTTGCGGGCACGTGCGGCATCTTGTTTATCAGGCGACGCGCGACGATGCGGGCTGTGTGTTCTGATCCGTCGCAGTACACCGTCTCCTGTCTCGGCTGCTCTTTCTCTGGCTCTTGATCGTCCTCGGCGGCGGAGCACAACTGTTCGCATCTGATCTTTGTTTGCGTTATTTCATATTCAAGCTGCGCCAACGTGGTCGCAAGCCTCTCGTTCGAACAAGCGAGCTTTGCTCGGTACTTCGCCAGCACGTCAAAACGCTCGGTGCTGTCTGCTTTGAGTCCGTCAAGTAAACCAGCGCGTTCTGTCATCAGTCGTGCGCGTTCGCCCGCCGCCTCGCTGTGCGCGAAGGCTATTTTGGTTCTCAATTCCGCGACCCTTATCTTGGCCGCTGCTCTCAATTCGATGATTTTCTGTTCTTTTTTCATAATTTTAAGGTTTTTTAAGTGGTTTATTTTTCTTTTTTGTTGATTTTAACGTTAATATATCCCGCTTTTTTTGTCAATTTGGTTCTGTATGATGCAAAGAGGTCGGGATGTTCTTTCTCGAATTTCTTAGCGTCGAAACCGACATACGACGACGGCGAGGAGTAAGTAAAGGAGGCTGTGTCGCTCCACACCTTTGTCAATTCACTGCTTTCCATATAAGACAGAAGCACGGCTTTCTTCGCCTTGAGTTCTTCTTCTTGCCGTGCAATCACCTCTGTCATGGTTTCAATTTCTTCAGTCAGCGCGTGTATCGCCGGAGGCAATTCGCAACAGCTTCTCTCCGTGATGGTGAGATCGAGCGTCGGAAACGCGTCGTCGATGGTTTCAAGGCACGCGATAAGCAGTTCAACCATCATGTCGTCGCGCGCCACGTCCGTTGTCCTGAGGCCGTCGGCGGTGTCGCTGGTCAGGCACACCGCGTCGGCTCCCAACATGTAGTACCATTGCAGCTGTGCGGCGTACTTCTTTTCCAAGCCCTCGTGTGAGAACTTGCGCGACCACTTGCACTCGGTCACTGTGTTTGTATTCGGGTTGTAAAAGTCTGCATGTGCAAACACCTTGAAATTCTTACGGACGGCCATAGATGTGTTTGGTTTTGGTGTAAGAAAGGTCTCCCTGTCCCAGCCAATTGAAACAAGCGATTCCGCCACCTTGTCCTCAAACGATCTGCCCGCTTGTATCTCTGGGCTGTCGAATTCTGGACGCGACTCAAACCCTTTGAGCTGGAGTATGCGGTGCTTCTGTGTCGTCGTAAGAGGCTGTCCGCTATTTATTCGCTCGAAAATTTCCAGCACCATAGCGGCGTCGCTTCCGCCGAATCCACCCACGCGGGTGGATCTGATTTCTTCGTTGTGATTTACTTTTTTCATAATTGATTGATTTATAAGGTAATTAATAATTGATAGCGTCTTGTTTATTGATAAAAAAATGAATACCGTGAGAACATTCTTCCCATCTATTGTCGTTGAAACTGTCAGGATAAACCATTTCGCCTACCTTGTAGGTAGTTGCGGCATATTTGTTGTTGAAAACTTCGGAGAATGATTTTGTTTCCTCAATATTTGTAATCGACAATACGAGTGCTTTGTCACAACGGCATTTATTTGTTGTTGCAGAGATTCTCTTCGCGTCTGCCGGAATCATCAGTCGTATAAGACATTCACCAACCTTCTTCCAAGCCGTGAACTCTCCGTCTGTTGGACATGCAATCGGTATATACGGGATGTTTTCCGCGCCTCTGAGGTTCGCGTCGCTGAGGTCTGCTCCGCTGAGGTACGCGCCACTGAGGTCCGCGCCTCTGAGGTCCGCGCCTCTGAGGTCCGCGCTTTTGATGTCCGCGCTTCTGAGGTTCGCGTCGATGAGGATCGCGACGCCGAGGTCCGCGCCTCTGAGGTTCGCGAATCTGAGGTACGCGCCTCTGAGGTTCGCGCTGCAGAGGTCCGCGCCTCCGAGGTGAGCGCCACTGAGGTCCGCGCTTTTGAGGTTCGCGCTTTTGAGGTCCGCGCTTTTGAGGTCCGCGCCTCTGAGGTCCGCTTCGCTGAGGTCCGCGCCTCTTAGGTTCGCGCCTCTTAGGTTCGCGCATCTGAGGTAAGCGCCACTGATGTCTGCGCCTCTGAGGTCCGCGCCTCTGAGGTACGCGTCGCTGAGGTCCGCGCCTCTGAGGTGAGCTCCACTGAGGTCCGCGCATCTGAGGTCCGCGCCTCTTAGGTTCGCGCCGCTCTTTAATGATTCTTCAATTAATTCTTTTACATTTTTAGCTGTTTCGCTATCATATATAATACTTCCTGTTATTGTCCTGATTTCCATAATGATATAAATTTAATTTTGATATTTTCTTTGAAAAAAGCCCGCCGCCTGAACAGATTGCAACCGCGGCGGGCAACCCAAAGAATGTGGCGCGATTCGTAGAAGGCTCGCGCGGGGCCTTTATTCTTCGCCGCGTATTTTTTTAGATTTCCCCTCTCATTTCCTTGCCCAAGATGTATGGGCATTCGAAATACTGCTCGTAAACCTCATCGGCGGCGGCACGCGTGTCGCCGATCGATGCACTGAACATCTGTTGGCAGATGTGACGCAATGTCTTGAATTCGCCGTTGTCGATCGCCCAGTCGATAGCTTTGTCGAATCTTTCTTGCAGACCTTCGAGAGCAGGCTCTTCGCATCCGTTGTTTACATTGGCGGTATAGGTTACTATTTGATAGTAAATGCTTTGCGCCGCCATTCTGATTTCGTTGTTGTTTTTCATCTCTTTGGGTTTTTAAGGGTTTGTAATTTCGTTCGTTTTTGATGGTACAAAGATACAATTTTATTTATATAAAATCCGTTTTATATAAAATTATTTTTATGTGCTTAATATACGCAATATCAAATAGTTACGGATTGCAGGCCGCGAAAATGAGGCGAACGGACGGAAAAAAGCCCTCTATTTTTCGCAGGATTTTGGCAAAATCAGCAAAAAACCGAACGCCCGCAACCTTGCGGCAACGGGCGTTTTCAGGTAATAAATTAAAAATCAAACAATTACGATAAAAGCAAGCAATAACACATTGAAAGTCAAATGTTTACAGAAAGCAATACAAGGCTGCAAACACCGCCTTCCCAAGTGGCCGATTCAACGACGAACGTGCGGCCTCTGAACGTAGCCGCGCTCTCCTCTCTTATCGACAGGAACACGTAAAGGGGCATCACGACGTCAACCTCCAACGTCATCGCCTCACGCGTGAAGTTTCCGTACTTTTCGCCAAGCCCCTCGTCGTTCACTGTCTGCACATGCAGCGCGCCGTCGTTTCCGTTCGCGTTTTCGTAGAAAAGAGACATCACCCCGTGATAAGTAATCTCTCCGTTTGCGCCTTGCATGATGTCGTCGAAAAACGCCCTTTTTCGTCCGTCTTGGTCAAACACCCATTCACCGTCATTGAACGGCACGACGGCCACGACACGCTCTTGTTCGGGGTAATCGTTGCCTACAGGATAGTCCCTGTGGAATCTGCAATGCTCAGGAACGTATTCCGCTGAATCAAACATTACCAGATTGTGCTGCGCCCATCCGTCAATGTAGCGTCTCGATGCTTTCACTTTCAGAATCTTCGACGAATCAAGGTCTAAAAAATGTTCGAGATTGACGAGCAGGCTGTCAAACGGGACTATCGTAACTGTTTTCGTCGGTTCTTCAGCCATCCAATACGCGCATATTATATGACAGTAAGCGTCTAAATAATCCTTTAGAGACAGAGACGGCAGGTTTAGTCCCAAATCGACCACCGCGCCACTCTCTGCGGTTCCTGAATCCTCGTGCGTGTAAAACACCGCCTGAACGCTGGTTTCGTAACCGCGCGGTGACAACAGTGTGCCGTTCCACTTGTTTCCGCTTGCCGTCCAATGCCAATCCTGAGGGCTCACGACCGTGAACCAGTCTCCGGTCTGCATATCCAACTCGCAACCCTGCTGACCATTCCAATTATTTTTGATGTCGTAACCCTCTCCGCTGGCTATGACCACGCCCTGGCCGTCAGGCACGACGACCTTCACTGGCCTGATAGCGGTAAATGTGTGCACTGTCTTGTTTTCGTTGAGGTTTCCGCGCTTGTATCGCCTCGTCTGCACCGTCAGCGCGCAATCGCTAAGGGAGCCGCCGCCCTGCACGGTGACGCTCCACCCTGAAACGCCGCTTCCGTCAATATCAACCGCGTTATCGTTGTACACCCTCATCGTGGGCAACACCATGCCGTAAGCGTCGGCCTGATACCTTCGGCCGAGGGCTTGGTCCGGGTAGTTGACCGTCCATCCAGCCGCTGCCGCTATCGTGTCAATGACATAACCGAGGTTCGCCGCTGGATACATGCTCACCGGCGGTGCGACAACGCCGTTATTAACGCCGTTCAGGTACTGGTAAAAGCCGAAATTCGGGATTCTCCCGCCTGTCACAGGCTCCATTTTGTCACGTATGGTCACAGTGTCGTGGAATATCCATGTAGGCATATCGTTGAAACCAGCAAAGATGTTGCCGGTGAGAAAAAGCACAGAATAACGAGATCCGTCGCAACCTGTGACGTACAACCAGCCGTTGGAAACGACACCGCTGCTGCCGATTGTCGCCGCTATGCGCTGCCGCACACCGCCGCACGCAGGCTCGTCGTATCTGTCGAAAATCGCGTCATTTTTTACCGTGGCCGGGACGGTCATGTCGTAACTCCGTGTCTTCGCGCCACCGTCGCCCATCAGCCATCTCGACTGATACGCGAGGCCTATACGCGTTTCGTTGTCAACGTCAAGCAGCGTTCCTCCTATGTTGATATGCAGATCTGTCATATATTGTCGTAATTGTTAATCTCGAGGTAAAAATCAAAATCGGCCACGCCGCGAGTGGCGAAAGTCGGAATATCACCGCGCACGACCGCGCGGACTTCACCGACGCCGGAGCCGCCTGAGTATATCCTGTTCGTGATTACACGAACGTCGTCGCTCGTGTATATGTCGCTGTAATACACCATGTCTCGCAAAGTCAACGACGAGAAACGGCACAAAACACCGCCGCGCCACGCGTGCGCTCTCCTGTTTGCGAACTCCCTGACATAATCGGCGCTTTCGGTGATTTCCGAGTACGGCCTCACAATCTCCGCAACGCGCGATTTCCATCCGCCGTGCTCGCTGCTCCACCATACGACATGAATCAACCCCTCGGGGCATCCCTGCTGGCTTACAGGTATGACGCGCGCGGTCTCCGACACCGTTTCTCCGTCAGGCTCGTAAGTTGCTATCGTGGATACGCCAGCCTGCCAGTTGACAGACACGGGAATTCCGAACAATTTGCCACCGTTGTATGATTTGACGACGACGCCGTTTGGATATAGCTGCTTTACTTGCGCGGCTCCGTTTATCAGCCTGACAGTCGCCAAGTTGTAACCGTACGCGTAATTGCCTGGAAACCATGCGAACGTGTCAGGCATATTTGTGCTTAGCGGGAAAAATTTGAGGCCATCATTTACGAAGCTTGTCTGTGTCAAGCCGCCACAATCGCACATATATATATTGATGTCGCTTCTTCCTGTGCTTTCTCCGTCGATGTCGTAACTTTGCACGGTCAGCATCCCGAAAGTACCGCATACCGCGATACCTGTCGTGTATGGTGCCTTCAGCCGCTCGACCAGATTCACGACCAACGACTTCACAGGCAGATACTGCACGCTGTTAACGGCAAATTGAATATTCGCGTAACTTTGACGGCCTCCGTATGCGCTCGACTGCTCGAATGTCACCGTCACGTAATTGTCGCTGCCTCCAGCCTCGAACCGCAACACAGGCTCGTTCTGTGCGAAGAACAGAACCGCGCGTGGGTTTGGGCGGACACACCCTCCTGTCTCGCTGATTGACACCTTGCAGCCTCCTGATAACGTCGCTATTGCTGTATATTCCATAACTATAATGTTTTACGTTTCAATTCCGACAACTCCACACGACGGGCAAACGCCGTGAATTCCCTGTAGTCAAGGATTGGCGGCGGCATCCTCGACACCGCCGACGACAACGCGTCCGCAAGAGCGGCGTAGTCAATGCGATATGTAGGAACACCGTCCTGAATGTAATTGTATAACCGCGTCTGTTGCTCGCGTGTAATGATCATTTCACCGCTGTTGACACGCGCTTCCACCCTGTCTCCGCTGTACGAATTCCCCGGCACTATGCCGCCGCGCTCGAACCTCGGTGCCGACGGTACGGACGCTTGTTTCAGCGACGCGATAACGGCCGCGAATTGCGCTGTAACCGCCGCCACGTTTGCCGCTATCCTGATGGCAAGCGTGTAGGGGTCGCCCGCCGTGCTCGCAGCCGTAGCCGCGGCGATGGTTGATGCGAGGCTGATTGTCGCGTCGATGATGGCCATCGCCTTCTTGAATTTCTCGTATGTCTCGGAATCGGACGCGGCTGCCTCGAACAGATCTGACAATGCGCCTGTAACGGCCTGCATGGTGCTTGATATTTCGTTTGCCTGTTGCTGCAAAGCCGACGCGCTGCGCTCTCGCGCCGAAATCATCTCGGCCTCCGCCGACAACACGGCCTGCTTGTACGCCTCTTCTGATTCGTACAACGCCGCCTTTGTCTCCGCGTTAAGGATCACGATTGAATTGTAGTAGGTTTCCGCTCGTTCAAGCTCCAATTCTGCCGTCTTTGCCGCGTTGCCGTACACTTCGTTTAGCTGCTCCTGATAGGTGTTGGCGATTTCCAACGCCGAACGCTCGTACTCTTTTCTGATGGCGTTCTGCTCCTCCGCTATCGCCGCCGCCGCGGCTTTTGCAGCCTCCTCGGCTCTCTTCGCGGCCTCTTCGCTCATCTTCGACAGGCGTTCAGAAGATTCCTTCATCTGCTCTTCGTCGATTGTTGCCAGCTCTCGCCACATCGCATTTTCAATCTCCACTATCTGCCCGCTGATGGCCTCTCGAGCATCTTTTGTGAGGTTTTTCTCTGTCTCCAACCGCTTCTTGAGGTCGTCTATCTGGCGTGTGTATGACGTTTCGGCCTGTTTGCGCCTCCGCTCGTACATATCCTCTATCGCGGCGTTGCTTAGATCTTCGAGTTTCCTGATTTCCTCCTCCGCTATTTTGATATTTTCAGCACGACGCTTGCGCGCCTCTTCCGCCGCTCGTCTGGCCGCTTCAGCAGCTTCTCTCGCTTCATTCTCCATTTCACTCTTAATAGCCTGTCGGCGACGCTGCACGGAACGCGAAAAGTTGGACATTTCCGTGTCCGTGTCTATATATGCCGCTTTCAGATCTGCGAGGTTTTTCTTTACATCGTCACTGAGCTTGTTGTATTCATCTGTCGTCAGCCGCGCCACGTTGCGCGATTTCGCGGCTTCTGCAAGCGCGATATTGTACCGCTCTTCCGCTATCCGTCTCTTTTCTTTCAGGTCTCTCTCTTCTATTTTCAACGCGTCATCGTAGTATTTGAGACGTTGCTCGTTCGTGTATTTGTCCCTCTGTGCGGCTTTGTCCTGCAAATCGGCGATTTCGGCCTGATTTAGCGCGTGGTTGACAACATACTCCCTTTCCTTGTCTTCGAGCGCGTCCTGTGCGCGAACAAGCCGCTCCGATGCCGCCGCCGCCGCGTCATAACCCGGCACAAGCTTTGATATGACGGTCGTGGCGACACTCGTCACCGCGTTGACGACCTTTGCCGCCGTCTCGGCCAACAAGCTGAAAGCCTTGTTTACACCGTCGATGATTGGCGAAAGACGCGAAAGAGCCGCCGACAACGCGGTGCCTGCTTCGTCGTTCGACCTGAAAGCGTCCCTAAGCTTGCCCAAAGCACCGACAACCGCCGCAATCGCCGCCGCAATCCATCCGACAGGAGTTGTGAGCAGCATCTTTCCGAAATTCTTGACCGCCTGCCCAGCCGCCGAAACAGACTGCTTGAAACCTCCCTGAAAAAGTACCGCGATTTCCGCCACATTGCCGTTGAGGCCAAGAAGAGCGGACTGGTAGTTTCCGACATTACGTTGGAAGTCTCCCATTGTGGAGTCGGCGTCCTTCAAAGCTTTGTCCATCTGCTGTATGTTTTCAAGCATACGCTTGCCGCCCTCGCTGTCCCGCTGCGCCGCCGTCAAACCTCTGTATTCCTGTTTCAGCTGCGCAAGCTTTGCGGACATCTCCACGAGGCTGTCGCCGTATTTCCTGTTGTTCTGCGTCGCCGTGTTCAGCTGGGCGGTGTGCATCTTCTCCTCGGCGTTGAGCTTCTTCAAGTCGGCAGTGTTGTTCGCAATCTCTTCGCTCAGCTCTTCAAGCCTCTTGGACTGGTCTGACGTTATGCTGCCATTAACCCTTAGAGCTTCGTTGATTTGCTTCTGTTCGGCCTTCAGCTCTTTGTTCGCCATCTTCACGGCGTGTATTTTTGCCTGCACATCGGCAAGCTTCTGCGCACTCTCCCCCGCGTTGACCTTAACCTCGATTATTATTTCCTCTTGTTTTGCCATCTTTTTATAATAATTTCAGAATCCTGAATCTCAAGTAGTTATATTAAAATTATTCGATTATATTAATTATACTAACTTTTTTCACAACTTCCTTTCTTTTTAAAACACATGTGTAATATATATATTTATATAATAATTATAATAATTAATATAATCTATACACAAAACGCTGAAACACAATCAGTTGAAATTATACGAAAAATATTTGATTTCGAATAATCAGTATAATTTCACACTGAAAAAAGCATGTTTCGCACCGCCGCCGCCGCCGCCGCGGGCAGCTGGTCGTTAAGCGCGTCCACCGCCGCCTCCACCTCGGGGCCTATGATCCACTCCTGAGGCTCGTTGTGTCTCTCCGTGCCGCCTCTTTTTTCGATTCCTCTGACAACGGCACGAGCCGACGGTAGTGTCTTTGCGCCGCTCGAAATCTTGTCTCTTCGCCATCTCTCGGCCTCTTCGAGTGTCGGAACCTCATCCGTGCCGTATTGGATTGATTCGAGAGGCGCAACGTCGTCGCCCTCGTACTTGAGAGCGACGACACCCTCTCTCACATCCTCCACCTTGAACGCCTCCGAGCTTCTCCCACTGGCGTTCACCCATCTCACTCCGTTGGACGTGCGGTATCTCTTGGCCATGTTAGCCTGTATCCGCACTCGGCACTCGTCGAGTATCTTGACCGCCAAATCCTTTACTTCTTCCATCAATCCACAAGATCTTCACGCGTCCACCCTGACGGAAGTGCTGGTAATTCCAATTCGGGATAACAGACGACGGTTCCTGTTTGCCCTGGTCGTGTTGCTTTAATCCAATTAGTCAATGATCGCGATGCTGATATATCTCTCGCCTTCAATACAATACGGATATTCTTGATGTCGTCATTGAATCCTTCTGCGAAAAACAACCCTTCGTAAGCCTGCTTGCCTACCGTCTCCGCTGGAAGTTCCACGACGGACGACGCGCACGGGTATTTATCGTACATTTTCAAAAAACACATTTCCGGCGCGTTCGAAAAATAAATCTTAGGAAACTCCCAATAATGCGCAGATGAAAATAGTTTAGCAAAACAGCCACTTCCAACTTCGTCCATGTTTTCAAAATCTCTTCGAACCAATGATAGAATATTGCCACCGCACCCAAATTCATTTCTAATACCTCGTGATGTGAAGTAATAATATTTATTTTCGCTAAATGACAATTTATCGGAATTGTTTGAAACGTTTCTGATGTATAATCTTTCATTCGGTTGCAATAATATATCTACTCTGTAGATTCCTGACTCTGTCCACTCTATACCGTCTCTCGATATTTCAAAGGCACGTTGAATATCTCCATTAGGAAATAGTCTTATATGAACCGCATTTTGGTTTTTATTGGTAATATAAAACGGCGTTTCGCGTTCTGTGATTTCAGCTGTTCGGAAAGAGACAATCTTCCCTTGTATGGTTTCCGAACCGACGACGACATACGCGCGGTAGCTGTAATTGGAATTGCTATCCAATCCCCTTACCTGAGCTGTGAATTCATCGCCCTCGACGGGCACGTCAACCCATTCGCCGCTTCCCTTGTGGTATTTGAACCCCTTCGAATCAATCACAACGCCGTCGGGGTTGGAGATAACGCCTCCAAATGTGGCGCCCGAACTGGTGACGTTCGTAGCCTCAGACGTTGCGACGATCGGCATGTCCAACGGGAGTGTGTCGAACTCCAAAACGTCGCCTTCCCATTCTCCGCCGTCGTAATAAACGGAACATGAAGCAATGACATGAGCGTCAGGCTCAAGCGGAATCTCAACGCTGAAAGAGCCTTGAACCTCGACCTCTTCGTTAGGGCCGCCGTTGACGCTGTAGAAGATGTACATCGAATTAATCTGCACTTGGTCAGGGTTCACCAGTTCGGCGGCAAGCGTAGCCGATGTCTTGCCAACCTCGACGGTTCTGAAATTCTCGAAATACGGTGTCACGACAACAGGAGGCGGTGTCGGGTTCTGGATGCCGGCTCCGCCGCTGTACAGAGGCCGTGCAGGTCTGAACCTTACGTTGATTCTCGACCCGTCAACGTTTGCCGACGATCCGTTGACTCTCAACCTGCGCGCAAGCTCCGCGCGGTCTTCGTCCGTCACACCTCGGGTAACCACCACGCCTTCCGTGTAGCCGACGCGCGGTCTCTTTGTTATGACGAACACGCCGCCGCCAAGCTCGAAAAAATCATCGGCGGCTGCCTGTGTCGATCCGTAGCCGAAACGCAATCTTTTTTCTTTGCAAAAATTTTCAATTGTTTTAATCATATCTTTTTATTTTTAAGTTAGTAGTCTTTTTTTTTTATTGACACGGCCTTCCCATCCA